CCTTAGCTGCCTCCGCGTTGGCGATTTTGTGCAGCGTCTCGGTGACCCTGAGATCAGCGGCTGCGATGTATTCGTCGGTCAGCTTGTGGATGCAGGCGGCGTGCGGTGCTGCCTTTGCCACGCAGATGAAGTAAAACTCCAAGTCGCCGGCCCCGTGCAAGCGCATAACGCGGCGGTAGAATGAAGCCTGAAGATCGTAGCCGTATTTGGCCACATCACGCGGGAACCCGTTCGGGCTGGCATCCTGCGTCGTCTTGATGTCGAACATGACGCCGGTGGCGGCGATGTAGCCGTCGGGGCGGCATTTGACTTTGACACCCGTCTGCGGATCTTCGCCGAAGAAGCTGCCCTCGGCCACCAGATCGGACGCCTTGACGAACAAGCTGGCCGCCGGATGCTCAAATACGGCAGCGGCCATGGCCTGTGCCAGATCGAAGTCGCTTTCCGTCAGCAACGTCTTGCCGTCTAGATCGGCGGCCAGCTTGGCCTCTTTCCACTTGTTGCCACGGCGATCTTCCGGCCCGCGCAGGACGAGGTTCTTCTCCGGCTCCAGCACCAGAGCGTGAACGGCGCTGCCCAAGGCGAAGGCGCTGCTTTCCTTGCGGACCTTGCCCTTCCAGTGGGCCAGCGACTTGGTGTGTACCGCCTTCACGTCCGAGGACGAGATCGCGGGGTGGGCGTGGTATTCCTTGTTAGTCAGGTCGGTTCTCATTTCTTCCTCCATCCGTAATATGCGATCAGAGCCGCCTCAGCCCTGCCGTCGTCTTTCTTGCGCGCCCACAGGTTGGACTGATCCGGGAACACGCTTGATGCGTATGCTCTGGATGCGTCCTTGTCGGTGGACAGGCCGAAGTGCTTTTTCCACGTCGCTGGCGGCACTTCATTCGTCGGCACGCCCGCGAAGAACAGGCAGGCCTTCATCTCGCCGTAGGCTTGGGCGATGGTCACGGCATTCTTGATGCCGATCATGCGCGGGAAGAAAGGCTTTTCGATCCAAGCGCACCGCACGCTGCCGATCTCGGACAGGACGGCGCGCTTTTCCTCGATGGTGCCGGGCATGTCGAACACGCGCACGCTCATGTCGTCACCGTCCATGACCGCGATGGCTCCCGTCTTGCCGGGGTCGATGCCGATGTAGAGCGCCATCAGAGAGCCTCGCCCCTCAAGCCGACCAGCATCTTGGCCTGCATGTCTTTCTCCTTGTCCGCAATCTCGCCGCCGCAGGCCAGATAGCCGCAGCCGTCGATCCAGTTGTCCGCGTGGGCCGGGTTCGACTTGGCGCGGGCCAACTTCAGCAGGGTCATCATGACGGCCACGTCGTGCGATTTGATGTTGCGCCCGAGGTGTGCGCTCCAGTATAGCGCCACCATATTAAAGTTTTGTTCCGCATCCCCATGAGTAGCAGCACGGTCTCGCGTGACATACTCTTTTGCAGTATCCAAAATCTCGCTGCGGTTCACTGTGCTCTCCCGTGGTTGATGTGAAAATTGTTGGATGCCGATGCTGAAAGACGAGCAGAAATCGCATCATCTCTATCAAGGAACACCCCGAGATACTTAGTCTTTCCATTCACCTGTATTCTTGCCTCCCACTTCTGTAAGGCCTTGTTCCAAATTACGCCGACTGAACCGCTGGTGTTGTTTTTCGCCAACTTCATGTTGCGATGGTTTAGAATTTTTGGCACGTCTCGCAGATTGTTGATCCTGTTATCAGATCGAACACCATTGATGTGATCTATAAAATTCATTGGGAATTCACCGTAATAAATCGCCCAAGCCGCTCTGTGCGCTCGTATTTTCACGTCAAAAACAGACAAGCGCACATATCCTTGCCCGTCTTGCGTGTCTGCCAGCGTTCCGGCGTATTTCGCGTTCCAAGCATTACATTGGTGTATTGGGTTTGAGCATCCGGGAAACATTTCCGGCGTCCTTGCGCGCCAAGTTAATGCCCCAGTGCCAGGGTCGTATGACAACAATTTGCGCAAAAAATCTGGAGTTATTTCGGACCGGTTCATGCCAGATCTCCCGGTTTAATCCAGTTGCCTTCATGGCGCACCATGTCGATGCCCGTCAGATCGGCCAAGCGATTGCGATAGATTGGCGCCGGCATGGATTTTCCTTTGAGCCAACGCGATAGACTGGCCTGGGCGGCGGGGATCTGGGCTGCCAGCCATCCGAGCTTTCGCCCGTCCCTGTCGCACCATTGCCTGATTGCGGTCTGCGCTTCCAAAGCGTCCTCCTGTGTTGCTTCTGACCAATGCATATTGTTCAAATATTTTTCAGTCAAGCGCAATTATTTGCTTGCACGCGGTGTGGCAGGCTGTATGGTGGGGATACGAACTAGCAAACAAGGATGAACAAGATGACCACCATGAACCTCACCAGCGCGAGCGGCAGCCAGACCACCGTGTTGGTTGTTCGCGAAACACCGAAGGCAATTTTGGTGAAGGGCAACGCAAGCGAGGCTTGGTTCCCGAAGCGCGCAATCGACGCGGACGGCATCATCGCTGATTGGTTTCAGTTCGACATGGTTCACAGCTTTCTGTTTCACGCACCATATCGGCCAGCCGCATGACCCTCGCCGACCACCTCGACCTGCTGGGGATCATTCCCCGGCAGGCCCCGCCGAAGCCGACATTGCCGCCAGCTTGCCAAGCCGCCCCGCAATGGAAACCCACCAAAGAACAACCTGACCCACCTTTTTAGGAGACTAGCAAATGAAATACCGCATTCGGGACGCCATCTCTGACCTGATCGCCTGCATCGCAATCTTCGCCATCGGCTACGGCCTGATGCTGATCTCTCACGGGATGGGGTGGTGACATGGCCGTCAGACTTGGAGCAATGGACACGCACATCGTGCTAACCGCCCTGTGGGATTATAGGGAAACGCTGACCATCGTTAATGACACTGCGCCAACCCCGCACATTCAGGCAAGGATCGACAGCGTTGATCGCCTGATCAAGACTTACAAAAAGTCTTTCTTCGCTCTGGATCGGCTGGGGGTGATGTAATGACAGCCCAATCTCTCCGAGAATACATCGCCCACAAGCAGGCGCAGATCGACGATCTAATCAAGAGACACGGCCAAGGCGTCAGGCCGGGCTGGGTCGGTGAGGAGATCACCATGCTGACCTTTTACAAGCAAGACGCCAAAGATCAACTAGCAGCAATGGAAGCAAACAATGCAACAGACCATTCTTCTAACTAACCAACTCGCCACGGGCAGTGCTTTTGCGCTGACCCAAAACAACGAGAACGTGTTCATCCCGTCGAAGGTCATGCTCGAAAAAGGCGTGCGTGTCGGCCAACAGGTTCAGGCCATCGTCGTGCCGAACATGACCCGGCCCGACCGCACGCCTTGGTTGGCGGTGAGCATCTTGGACGCAGCACCTGCGCCGCAAGAAGACGCGCTGGCCGAACTGATCTTGGACACCATCGAAAGCGATGGCCGTGGAACGGTCGAGGAAATCGCGACATCGCTGAACATGAGTGACGCCGTCGTCTCGGGAAAGCTGTCAGAGTTAGTCGCGTCTGGGCAGTTGGTGCGGCTGACCTGCTACGATCTTCCGGAGGAGGACGAATGATGTTCTGGAACAGAGAACCGAAGACTATGCCTGTGCGTGACGTGCAGTCGGAAGCGGTGGCAGCGATCATTCAGGGGTCGGCTGTGCTGCCCTCGAAGCGGCTGACCAACGCGATCTACACCGCCTTGCTGGACAGCCGCGACATGAGCGTGGCGGAGCTGGACGATCTGGCGAACCGCATCAGCCGCCTTGCGTGGCAGAGGGGGCGGAAATGAGAGACTTCTGGATAACCGTGCCGCTGGCGGGCATCGCCTGTCTTGCGTTCTTTATCTACGGCATCGGTCATCTGATCCTTGCCGACTGGGAGCGAGGTCAGGCGCGCTACGAGCAGTGCATTGCCGCCGACAAGCAGTGGGTGCAGGGGAGTTGTGTGAAATGACTGACGCAGAACTGATCGCACGGCTGCGGAAAGCTGATGAATACGAACCGCTTGGGCATGATGGGTGGGAAGCTGCCGACCGTATTGAGGAATTGCACAATGAGTGGAGATTTAACGCTAACGGATGGTCAGACGCATTGGCCCGCATCGAAGCCCTCACCGAACAACTGGCCGCCGCACGTCAGGACGCCCATGATGCGGAAGATGAGTTGGAACTGCAGGAGCAAGAAGCCTGCATGATGGAGAACGGCTACATCAAGCTTGAGAAGGAGCGGGACGCCCTTGAAGCCAAGCTGGCGAAGGCGGTGGAGTTGGCCCTTGAGGAATGCCCCTTTCGACACGGCACACCAAAATACAACGATTGGTGGCATCACCGCCGCGCCACCCTCGCAGAGATCAAAGGAGAGAGCCATGAGTGACGAAACATGCTGTGGCGCTTGCGGCTATCCAGTACATGCGACCAAAGAAAGCGCCTGCGATTGGTGCCGCCAATCCGCCGACCGCATCGAAGCCCTGACGGCCAAGATCAAACTCCTGGATGACCTCGACGCCATCAACGGGGAGAAGATCGAAGCCCTGACCAAAGAGCGGGACCAGCATTGGGATAGCTTTGTGCATTGGCGCAAGGAAGCGGATGATCTCTCAGAACAACTCTCCGCCGCACGTCAGGACGCCAAAGAGGCCGAGGCTTATGCGGAGGAGGTGGAGGCCAAAGGTTTGGCGAATAGGGTGGCGATTATGCGGCTCGAAGCCAAGCTGGCGGAGAACGAAGTTCGACTTCGTAAGGCGGTGGAGGCGTTGGATATGCTCGTGCGTGACTGCGAGGCCGACTACCCGCCGTCGCATGGTGCCATTAAGCACTTTGCCATTGCCACCCTCGCAGCGATCAAGGGAGAGAGCCATGAGTGACGACAAGCGCCTGCACTTCCGTTGCGGCGAGTGCGCCACAGGCTTCTCCGCAGGACCGTTGTTCCCGATGGACGCGCGGAAGCTGTCCAAGCTGGTGCGGGAAACCAAATGCCCGACCTGCGGGGCCGGGGCCAAGAAGCTGTATCTGCGGGCGAATGTGAATGAGGATGGTCATGCCTAAATACATCATAGAATGCGACGATCCGTCAGACATTATCCTTGGCATGAAAGCCGTCAGAGCATTGATAGAATTAACGGCCCACAATGTTGAAGAGTGGTTTGTGCCTTTCGACAACGGAAGTGTTTGGCATGTAAAGAAAACTAAGACAGGCTATTCAGCAAGAGCAGGCAAGACATGACTGACATCCGCATCTTTAAGGGCGACGGCAAGCGCGCCGAGGACGTGACCGGGGAACTGGGCGACCGCATCAAGGCCCTGATCTATGAATATAGCGGACGAATGCCCCTCGCCGCTGCCGTTGGTGTTCTGCATCTCGTGGCTTACGAAATAACAACGGACAGCGACTGATGACCCGCACACGGCACGACACATCGCCCCAAGCACAGGCCATCCGCGCCGCTGGCTTTGTGCGCGTGCCGGGTGGGCTTTGGCTGACCAAAGAGGACAGGGATTTAGTGATGTTCTTGGCGGAAAAGCATCTGCGCGAGATCAATCGGATTAAAGAACAAGTCAAAGAACTTGAAGACCGAAGGTGGCAAGAGTAACATATCGGGGCGAGAGACGTTGCAACCGTCGATCTCGCCCCTATCAACAGCGAATGGAGGTTCGCTATGACTGATAAGAATTTACCTTCCATTGAATATTTGCACAAGCGTCTCCGCTATGAGCCAGAAACGGGCAAGCTGTTTTGGCGAGATTGTGAAGAGATGCCTGCGTGTTGGCGTGCTAGGTGGCCCGGAAGAGAGGCTTTTGCAAATATTAATCGGGATGGATATTGGAAGGGAAATATTGACGATAGATCATTCACCGCTCACCGCGTGATCTGGGCTATTTATAATGGGTCTTGGCCTGTCGGGGCTATTGATCACATTGACGGTGATAGGCAGAACAACAGGATTACGAATCTCCGGGATGCAACGCACGTTCAAAACAGCCGCAATCGAGCCTTGATGGCAACAAACACCAGCGGTGTCTGCGGTGTTGATTGGTATAAGCCATGTAAAAAATGGAGGGCCAGAGTATATTCTGGAGGCAGATATATTTACCTCGGGCTTTTCGATACCATTGATGCCGCATCATCTGCCCGCTTGAAAGCGTCTCTCGAATACGGCTTCACCAACAGACACGGAACATGAGGAGAAAAATCCAATGGCCCCGCCACGGCGTCATATCACTAAAGACATGCTTATCGCCTGCCGAGAAAAAGGGTGGCATTTAACGTTAGCCGCGGCTCACTATAACATGCACCGCTCCAGCATCGCAGCCGCCTGCGAGCGTTTCGGCATCGTTCTGCCGATGCACCAGTTTTCGCCGCAAAGGGTCAGCCCCAAGAGCAAGGTGTGGGTTGACATCATCGACGGCGAGACAAAGCCCAAGGTCAAGTTGTCGGCCAGCAAGGCGTCCATTGAGCGGGCCTTGGAAGACATGGAACGCGAAAAGCGGTTGCGGGCCGCAGGCTGACCCGATAACTTGAATTGCGAGGGGCGCAACACAGGCTTTGTGTTGGTCAGGATCAGACTGCGCTACGGCTCATCTTCACCACGCGCCCCTCGCGATTATCCAAGCAGCTTCGCCAGTGTCTTAGGCCCGGCCACGCCGTCAGCCGTCAGACCATTGCGGGCCTGCCACTTCTTCAAGGCGTTCTCGGTGCCTTGGCCGAAGTCGCCATCCGCGCCGATGCCGAGGGCGGCTTGCAGCTTCTTCACCAGATCGCCCTTGGAGCCTTTCCGCAGAACCTGCGTCACAGCGTCGGTGATCTGCGAGTTTACGGCGGCTTCGATCTTGCCGCCCAGCGCGGCCATAGCCTTGGCAAAGCGTTGCTGACGGTCGGCTAGGCCGATGTCGCCCCCGTTGATAATCTTCGTGAGTGCAGCCACGTCAGCCGTGTCAGCGATAGCATTCAGTTTGTTGGTGTTCCAGAACCACAGAGCAGATGCCAGCGCACCCTCCTTGGTCTCCAACCACTCGGCTGCCTGTTCAGCCGTCATGTTGTAGTCTTTGGCGAAGCGGGTGTAGTTGTCGCGGCCGGTGAGCTGCTTCAGGCCACGCCCACGGAAGCGCCAGCCATCGCCCGGCTGAGTGTTGCCGAGTTTGCTGGTGCGGAATTCGTCCATGTAAACGTAGTTCGCAATCTTTTCTGGATTGCGCGCGTACTCTGCAGCGTTGCGCTTGCCGGGGCCAAAATAGCGCGGGAAGACCTTGAGCAAGGTTTCTTGGCGGTACGACAGGTTCTCAGATAGGGCGCGGAAATCTTGGCTCTCATGCGAGCATTGGCTGACGAAACCGGCAATACGCTGCGGGGTCGTGATCCCGTACTTGGGCAGCGCCTTGTTTAGCTCCTCACACCATTCCTCGACCTCCGTGTTGGTCGGGATCATGGCGCGCAGTTGGTCAACGGTCAGCAGGGTCATTCACATTCTCCTTATTCGCACCAAGATTGCTTGGCGTCACCTTTGTAGTGCCGAGCCAGCCCGGCTGAGACGAGACTTTCCGCGAGGCTCTGGTGGTCCAGATAGACATCGCCCAGCACCCTGCCCCCGTACTTGTCCCACTTGAGAATTTTGATATCGACCTCAAGCGCATTGGCCACAGCGTTCTTGGTAAACGCGCTGGCCTTCTTCGCCAAAGCCGCCTCGGCATCGCACTGGGCGCGCGGTGCTTTTTCCGGCGTGTCGATGCCCATCACGCGGATCGACAGCTTGGGCGGCAGAGGCTCGGGCAGGAAGTCCACCGCGATCTCCACGGTATCGCCGTCGATCACGCGAGTGATCTCATAAGGTGTGGCCAGCGCGGGGCTGGCCGATAAAAGCAGGGCAACGAGCCACCTCATTTCTTGGGTCTCTTGATCGGCACCTTCTTGGTGACAGCGCCCAGCACAGCCTCTTGAGCCATGTCCTTGCCCATGCCGCCAAGCAGGTCACCGACGTTGCCAGTGGCGGCAGCCTTGATGGCGTTCTCCACCGGGTCAGGCAGGTTCACCTTATCCAGCACTGCGTCTACGGCCTTTTCCTTGAGCTTGCGGCCAACAAGCATCCCAACGATGCGTCCGATCATTCTGCAATCCCCCAATCTTCGGCCAGCATATCCGTCTGGCTGGCAAGCCACGGAACCCGAGCGCCCGGAGTGTTCTGGGCGTTGTCGGGGTAGTTCAAGTAAACGTAGGGCAGCGTCATCTTACTGCCTGCGTCAGGAACTTGCAGCTCAAGCCACATGCCCTTGCCGTTCCATCCAGTGCGCGAAAGGCGCTTGCCCTGCTTGAGGGCGCGGAGTGCGTCTCCAAAATCCATCATTCGGTATACTCCTGTGGAGGGG